CCGATAACATTGCATTCCCATGGTTCGCAGCGGCAGGTTACACAAGAGGTATTGTAAACTCAATTAAAGCACGTAAGAAGTTGACTCAAGAAGATAGAGATACTCTTTACCAAGGAAGAATCAACCCAATCGCAACCTTCTCTGATGTCGGTACAGTAATTTGGGGTAACAAAACTCTTCAAGTTAGAGAATCAGCACTTGATAGAATTAACGTAAGAAGATTATTGTTACAAGCTCGTAAATTGATTTCTGCAGTTTCTGTGAGATTGTTATTCGATCAAAACGACGAACAAGTAAGACAAGACTTCTTAAATGCGGTTAATCCGATCTTAGATGCGATCAGAAGAGATAGAGGTTTATACGACTTTAGAGTTACGGTTTCAAGTGACACTGAAGACTTAGATAGAAATCAAATGGTAGGTAAAATCTATATCAAACCAACTCGTTCTTTAGAGTTTATTGATATAACATTCTACATCACTCCAACAGGAGCATCGTTTGACAATATCTAATCAAACAAATAATTTAAAGGAAAAGGGGAATTCGTTCCCCTTTTTTTATTTTCCTAATATTTATTAATGTATGAAAAATTATCATAAACATATCGTTAAACAAATAATTAACGAAATCATTGAAGAAAGACAAACTCCGGTAATGAAATATTACGCATTTGACTGGGATGATAATCTAATGTTTATGCCAACAAAAATTTATCTTAAAGATGATAAAGGTAAAAGTGTTGGAATGTCGACAGAAGATTTTGCGGAATATAGAACTGACATTGGTAAAGAACCCTTTAAATATGAAGGACATACCATAGTATCATTTGATGAAGAACCTTTCAGAGACTTCGGGGTATTAGGGGACAAACAATTTTTAAAAGACGCAATGACGGCACCAATAGGACCGGCATGGAGTGATTTTGTGGAAGCCGTTAATAATGGGTCAATATTTGCAATTGTCACCGCTAGAGGTCACACACCTTCAATGATTAAAGAGGGGGTTTATAAGTTGATTAAACAAAATAAACATGGGTTAGATTCAACTCAATTGGCAAAAAATCTTTTAAAGTATAGAGATTTAGCCGATGAGGAAAAATTATCTAAAGATCAATTAATACGATCTTACTTAGATATGTGTCGTTTCCATCCTGTGTCTTTTGGTGAAGGCTCGGCAACTAACCCTGAGCAAGGAAAAATAAATGCAATGGAGGAATTTGTGAGTTATGTAAGAAAACTATCTCATTCATTACAAGAAAAGGCATTTATGAAAAACAAGATTAGTAATTACTTTACACCATTTATTGGATTTTCAGATGATGATGTAAGAAATGTAGAAACTATGAAGAAACATTTTGATAAAAAAGAAGATAATATATTAAAGACCTATTTAACTGCAGGAGGAGAAAAGAAATTATATTAACTAGTTTGTCTGGTCTAGTATAAGAATATGTTCAAAAAAAATGGAAGTAAATAGAAAAATTTTATTATCGTGATATTTATAATAAAAACTAAAATAAACTTAAAACTAAAATAAATAATTATGGCTGATTTGTTAATGAAAATGCCTATTCCTTACGAACCTAAACGTGAAAACCGTTGGATACTAAGGTTCCCATCATCACTTGGTATTAATGAGTGGTATGTGGAAAGTACTTCGAGACCTAAATTAAAGATTGCTTCAGTGAATATTCCTTTCTTGAATACTGAAACATACGTTGCGGGTAGATTCAACTGGGAAGAAATTTCAGTTAAGTTTAGAGATCCAATCGGACCTTCAGCGTCTCAAGCGGTTATGGAATGGATTCGTCTATGTGCGGAGTCTGTAACAGGTCGTATGGGTTATGCGGCAGGATACAAGAAAAATGTGGATTTGGAAATGTTAGACCCAACAGGAGTTGTTGTTGAGAAATGGATTTTAGAAGGAGCTTGGTTAACAGGATATGATGGTGGTTCATTATCATATGACTCTGATAAGATCGCAGGAATCACTTCAAGTATTCGTATGGATCGTTGTATTTTAGTATACTAAAAAAATTTACTTTTAATATTAACCGTGTACATTTATGATGTATACGGTTTTTTGTGCGATAATAAATTAAAAAAAATATAAAAAAAATGGATCAAGACACGGCTGCTTACGGGCAAATGGATTTTAACTTACCACATGATGTGGTTACACTACCTTCAGGTGGTTTATTCTATAAATCAAAAAAGAAAAGCGTTAAGGTTGGTTACTTAACTGCGAGTGATGAAAATATTTTAGTTAATATTGATTCTCGTAAATCAATTAATGAAAGTGTTGTTTTACCTTTATTGAGGAATAAACTTTATGAAAGAGATCTTAGACCTGAAGAATTATTAGAAAGTGATATTGAGGCAATCCTTTTATTTTTACGTAACACATCTTTTGGTCCTGAGTATAGAATCGCAACAGTTGACCCAATTAATGGACAATCATTTGAAACATCTATAATGTTAGATGAGTTAAATCTTACAAAACCTAAAGTTCAACCTGATGAAGATGGGACATTTACAATTAAATTACCACAATCAAAGGCGGATGTTAAAATTAAAATGTTAAGTCTATATGACACAATAGAAGTAGCAAAAATAATTGATTCATACCCTGTTGGATATACCGCACCTACAGTTACTACAAGATTAAATAAAACCATTTTAGAATTAAATGGTAGTCCTGATAGGAATGAAATTAGTGTATTTTGTCAAAATATGCCAATTGGGGATTCTAAGTTCATAAGAAATTTCCTTAAAGAAAACGAATCGAGATTGGATTTAAGGAAAACAGTTTACGCCCCATCAGGAGAAAAAGTCGATGTTGTCATCAACTTTGGGGTGGAGTTTTTTCGGCCTTTCTTCTAATCACACAAAATTTTTATTAGACGAATTTTATTACTTGGCAAAATTTTTAAGAACATCATATGATGAATTCTTAAAACTACCAACATACATTAGAAAATATCTTTTGGATAAGATAATAGAGGATAATACGCCCAAAACTTAATACTTAATATTTATAATAAAAACTAATTATGGGTTACGGTTCGATAGAAGAAATATTTAAATCTGGATTGTCAGGTAACGCCTTAGAAAAGGCAGTTAGTGAGTTTTATGCTGCGGGTACTAAGGCTAGTTTTAATTCTGGGAGGAAAAAAAGTAGTGACGATGATAGTGACTCAAGTTCTACTGGATTAGGTTTTGATTCTCAAAACGCTAAAAGTTTTGGAGAAGCCATAAAAAACCCATTAACAGATGCGGGAATTGCAGTCGCCGGAATGGTGAACGCTTTAGACCCAACTAATTTCCAAGGTGCTGATTATCTAATGAAAAGTGGACAAGAATTGGCCAACGCAATGGGTATTGGACAAGCAAGAATGTCTGAGATGAGAACCACAATTGCGGATGCAATTCCTGAAATGTTAAAATTAGGTATTAGTTCTGATAATGCGTTTGATGTATTAATGGATGTACCGACGGCACTTGGAGTTAATACAACTATGGGTACTGAAGCCCTTGTTGAGATGGGTGCCGCAGCTGAAGTAAGTGGTGTTAAAACAAAAGAATTGGCTAAAGAATTTAAAGGTGTTGGTATGTCATTATACGATGTTGGTGACAGAATGGCCGAAGTTGCAAATTACGCTAAAAGTGTTGGGGTAAACGTAAAGGCGGTTTCCGCCGAAGTTGTTGGAAACCTAAAACAATTAAATTTATTCAATTTTGATAATGGTGTTAAAGGTTTAGCAAAGATGGCGTCACAAGCGTCTATGTTAGGTTTTGATATGGCAAAAACATTTAAACTTGCGGAAGATCTTATGTCACCTGAAAAGGCGATTGATTTAGCAGCATCATTACAACGTTTAGGAGTTTCAAGTAGTGCATTATTAGATCCATTGAAAGCGATGGATTTAGCACAAAACGATCCTGAAGCATTACAAAAAGAAATAGTAAACGTATCAAAAGAATTTACTAAATTAAAAGCCGATGGTTCAGGTTTTGAAATTTTACCCGGTGCTAAACGTAGATTAAGAGAAGTTGCCTCAGCGATGGGTATGTCTGCTGACGAATTAGCGAATATGTCAATTAAGAGTGCTGACTTGGATATGAAAATGAGTAAAATTAAATTCCCAAGTTTGGCGGCATCTGAGGAAGATAAGATGTTAATCGCAAATATGTCTCAAATGAAAAATGGTGAGGCGGTTGTTCAGATTAAAAACGAAAAAACGGGGAAAATGGAAGAAGTTAATGTTTCTAAATTAACTGCTGACCAACTTACAAAATTAAGAGAACAACAGGCGGATAAAGACAAGTCAATTGAAGAGTTAGCTCTTGATCAATTAAATGTCTTACAATCTATTGATGCGGGTATAAATGGTGGTAAAGCGGCGGCCACTCTTGGTAAAGCGTCAACACCGGCAATGGATAGGTTTTATAACGCAGTTAATGTTGTTAGAACTGAAAGTGTTAGAGCGGTTACAAAAGATGTAACATCAAATAAAGTTAGAGAAGGATATAGTGCGGTTAGTGGTGGGATCGAAGAAGCGGGAGTTAAGACCTTACAAGGTGATTATGCGGGTGCGGGAGATGCACTTTTACAACTTGGTCCTGATTTATTAAAGATTGGTAGAGAAGTTGCCACAGGATTTGGAGGGGCTCTAGTTGAAGGTTATGGGAACATTAAACAAGGTGTGCAAAATGTGTATGAGCCTGTTACCGGTGTTAAACCATTGGCGGATGACGATAAATCTACTCAACTTTATAAAGACTTTGAAGGTATAATGGGTACTGAACTTGTTGATAAAATAGTGAAAGCGTTTAATTTAGTAACAACAAAATCTGAAGTTAGTGGTGAGGTTAACCATACTCTTACTATTAAGGGAGACGGGGGATCATCACTTAGCGATAGTGAATTTAATAAAAAAGTATTAAACTCACTAGTAGACCCTACGATGAAATCAGAATTTGAAAAAAGATTTGGAACTTCAAACTCAGGGTTACTTAATAAGTAATAATAGAAAATTCTTAAAATTATGTTTTCTATAAAAAAATTCTCAAGGTATTTATTAATAAAAAAGTATGTCGGATAGTACATTATCGTTTGCATCTTCATCAAATTTTAGGGATATATTATTAGCCCGTAATTTACAACCATATTCGGTACCAGGATCTTATTCCCCTAGTAGTAATAGTGTTAATTACGAAACTAATTTATCTGTTGCAAATGTTATTGACTCACCAAATGGTTTAATTTCTACAAATCAACTTGCCGATAGTATGTATTCGCTTAATGAATACGGACCTGAAGGTGGTTACGATGGGAAATATTCTGTGCCGGGAGCACCACTACCTGTGGACTCAAATTCGGGACCATACGCTCCGACAGATACAGTATTAGATTTAGTTAATGAATTTTATATTGATGCGGCATACGTTCAAAATATTTATGGACCTGAAGGTGGTTACAAAGATTTAGTTATTATAACCGACGTGGTTGGTAATCCTAAAATGTACACACCATATTGGGACCCCTCAACGTTTGTAACCTCATCATATTCACCATACGAGATAATTTTCAGTAATAACCCAAATGGAAGTAACGGTCCATTATCTCAAGATACGTATTTAGCAAAGATTGGTGCCGCTCAACTTAAAAGTTTATTTGAGGAGAGAATTGCAAGTGAAATATTACAAGCGAGTGTTGGAAGTGTTAATTTAGATTCACTACAAGATCCGTTTAGTGCAAGTATGGTTGCGACAGGTAAACAACCATTCTTCACAAAAAATTGGAGAATTACAGTACCTGAAAATCCAATATCAGCTTCTGTTACATTAGCAAATAGATTAACGGGAACATATTTTCCTGTGTCATTTATTCCGGGTGATTATTTTGATGAATCGTTTATTGATAACCCACAAACTGAGGCGGCGTTAAATGTTGCAAATAATTTAACGGGTGGATTCTTAGGTCCTATCTTAAATAAATTTAAGAACCCTTCTGAAATATTTGTTGCGAACACAGGTTTCGGACAAAGATCAGTATTATTTTCAAGTTTAGATTATAACAAATATAGACCGGCATATAGTAGAGGTATTATACAAGGTGCAACAACTGCAATTGATAGATTATTTGATGTAAATAAAGCACAAAGTGGAGGGTACTACGTAGGTAGTCCAAATTCTGAACCTTCTCAGATTGATTCTCCTGCAAATCAAGTCCCAATTGGAAAAAATGGTAGACAAGTACAAACTATTGTTTATGGTCCACAAGAACTTGGTATTCTATACGAAGGTAATGAGGCTCAATTACAATTTGGTTTAAAAGGAAAATCATACACCGATGGTGGAGGAATTGACGGTCAATTTATTTGGACATCGCCAAAATATAAAGATAATGCAGGATTTAAAGTAGGTCCTGGAGGAGTCCCTACAAGGTTAGACAATGAATTTGAAACAATTAAAAGTGATTATGGTAGATACCAATCAACGGATATTGATTTCAAGGGTGATTCAATCTTAGATAAAACACAAAGACTTATTGAATCTGCTGATCAAGTACAAGGTCAGGCAAGATTAAAACACGTAGGTAATGCAATTAACCAAGTGTCTAAGGTATTCAATGATGGATACAAAGAGATGACTAAGGGTTCTATGGTATTATCTTATACAGATCAGGCCGATGGGTCCCAAGCGGGTATTGAGTACTGTAGAGTGTTCCAAAAGGACACACCTTACTTCACATATGCTGACTTACAAAAGAGTGATGGTATAACAACTGAAGGTAGAAAATTCTCATATTCAGTTTTAGATAAGACATATAATCTTAACATTGCACCACTTAAGAATCCGGGATCAACAAACATTGTAGACAACAAAGTTAAAAAATATATGTTCTCTATTGAGAACTTAGCGTGGAGAACTTCAGATAGACCTGGGTTTACTTATGATGATTTACCTGTTTGTGAAAAAGGACCAAACGGGGGTAGAGTCATGTGGTTTCCACCATATGATATTTCATTTAGTGATGATAGTACTCCTAACTTTTCGGAAACCAATTTCTTGGGTAGACCTGAACCAATATATACGTATCAACATACTTCAAGAAAAGGTAGTATAAGTTGGAAGATTGTTGTTGATCACCCTGCAATTATGAATACTATTATTCAGAAACAATTGGCTGGAGTTGCAAAAGAAAGAGTTGATTCAATTGTTGATTCATTCTTTGCGGGATGTACAAAATATGATATGTATGAATTGGGTATTAAATTTAATACAATACCAACAAGAGATTTATTCACATACCAACAAATATTAAATAACCCAAGATTAACAAATGAAGAGTTAGGTCAAGTGGCTTTTGAAATACCTGTTGATCCTCAAGTTATTGTTGAAAAAACTGCGGAAGGTGGTGATAGTGGAAAAGATGGTACGGGTAGTAATAGTACCATAACAAATGCTACATCAACATTACAAGATTCGGATGAGTTAAAAGAATTTTTAAATTATGCATTTTATTTTGAAAATGATTGTCCTGAATGTTATGGGACATATGCGACAACCTCATCAAAACCATTTGATAGTTGGTACGATTCGTATATTCCAAAACAAAGTACTACATATGTAACAAAAGCTCCGGCAAAAGTTTATGTTGGAGCTCAAGAATTTACAAAAGATGGAGTTCAGACATTCTTTAATAATGTAATTAAAGAAAATTTTAATAAAATAAAAAATGATTTCTTAAAAAAATTAAAAGAAATTATAATAGATAAAGGTGGTACAGTTAAAATAACGTTAAGAGGTTCGGCATCGGCACCGGCAACTAAAGGTTACAATGTTGCGTTATCTAAAAGAAGGGTTGATACAGTACAAAAATGGTTTAATAATCAAACTCTTGGTGATAAAAAAGTTAGTGATTTAATAACTGATAAAAAGTTAACTATTGAGATTGATACTGTTGGTGAAGTTGAAACTGTTAGTGTAAGTAAAGATGGTAATGGTGTTTCAGTTGATTGTAGTACGAATATAACTACAACTCCGTCTGTAAATACAACAGGTGGTGATATTGCGGGAGCGTCTTCTAATAGTGCGGCCCAATGGTGGTCAGTACCCGCAATGGCTTGTAGAAGAGTTTCTTTATCAAAAATTGAGGCTAAGGTACCTGTTGTACCAGACCCTGTGGATACTCCGACTGTAACGACAAATGAGACAACAACAGATCCGTCTATTGTAAAAGATCCTGGTAATACGTCTAGTACAATAAAACCAAGTCCTAATTTAAGGGTTGAACAAAAAATTAAAGAGGGTATCTCTAAAAAAATATTGAGATTTTTATTCTCAGAATGTGATTACTTTGAGGTTATTAAAGAAAGTGATCCTATGATATATGATAGTATCAAACAAAAGATTAAGTACTTTAATCCTGCGTTCCACTCAACAACACCTGAGGGATTAAACGCAAGATTGACATTCTTAAATCAATGTATGAGACCTGGTCAAACAATTCCTGTGATTGGACCTGATGGTAGACCAAAATATAATGATGCATTAAATACATCATTTGGGGCACCTCCGATTCTTATTTTAAGAATGGGTGACTTCTATCATAGTAAGATTGTGCCAACATCGTTGGGAATAACCTATGATCCTATTACTTTTGATTTAAATCCTGAAGGTATTGGTGTACAACCAATGATTGCTAAAATAACATTAGGATTTAACTTTATTGGTGGACATGGGCTTAAAGAACCTGTTGAGGAATTACAAAATGCATTATCGTTTAACTATTATGCAAATACAGAAATTTACGACGAAAGAGCGACGGCAACTGAAAGTACTGAAGCGAGAGACAAGTATATGGTTGAGAAGATATTATCCAACCAACCAAAGGTAACGACTGCCAATGTTGTGAATCAAGAACCTAAAAAAGGTGGTGAAGCGATTGGTACAATCTCAGGAGATGCTGATATAGACTACACTAAATTTGTTACTGACTATTGGAATAGTACTAAAGAATATTTTGAAACCTACACTAATGTTAATGCAACAATTGGGAAAAATTACAATATTGGAATTGTTGATTTATTATATACGGATAGGGACTACTCTAAAGGTACTGCCGAATTTACTCCTGAAATAGAAGTACCAATTTATGGTAAACCAAGTAATGTTGAAGATAAATTGGAAAAATTATTTGATAAAGTTAATAGTGACATTTCATTTAGGAATGACCCTTTTATGCAAGTGGTTACAATAAATGACCAATCTATAACTAATGGTGACAAAAGAGAAATTGAGAATAAATTAAAGGAATATGTGTCAGGACTTAAAACCGACTTTATTACTAACGTGAGTAATAGTGTTAAGGATTTAGTTTTGTTACAACAGGACTATATTCAATATATAAGAAAGGCTAATTTAGTATTATCAAAAACTGACGGAGTTATGAATTCAAATAATGAACCTGAAGTATATGATATTTCTGGAGATACATTTACTCAGTTACAAGATTATTTGAAAAAAATAACAGATAAACATATTGAATTTTATAGTGAAAATGCGGGGATAGTTGAGGCACCTGAATGTTTATATTTAAAAGAAGATCATTATAAAAAATTATCCTCAACTTTTACTGATGATCGGGGTTGTGATTATTTTAGTTCTTGTAATGACACACCAAGTAACTCTAAATCTTCTAGAGATAGTATTATGTTTAGTGATCCGTCTAATAGATTTTATCAAGTAATGGCGAATATATTTAATGATGATAATAGTAAAAACGAATTAAAGACATTTATCTTAAATGGTCAATATAGTAATATTACTTTTGTTACAGATGTTGTTGATAAGGCAATTTTAAGTTGTTCGAATAATTTTAACCCATACACTAAACTTAATAAGGATAGTTATGACAAAATAAAGACCAACCCATTGTACGAAACTCTAATAAAAAGTCCACTTGAGAACGATGTTAAATTTGGATTAAAGTATACAAAAGTTAGTGGGACATTACAACAAAAGAAGGATATAAAAGATTTGTATTCAAGTGTTAATGTGAACAATAAAGAGAAAACCTTTGATGGTAAAATTAAATTTAATTAAAAATGAATTTACAATATTATAACAGATATAATGAGTTTTTAATAAATGGGCAACAAACAGTTGTTCCGTATGTAAATTTACCCGCAAAAACAACTGATAAAAATTTCATATACAAAGTGGGACAATCAAGATTGGATAAGATATCCTTCCAATTTTATAACACACCATATTTTGGATGGTTAGTACAAGCCGCAAACCCTCAGTATAGTGGTATGGAATCAAACATACCCGATGGAGCAATTTTAACAATACCATTCCCCCTTGTTAAATCATTACAGGATTATAAAAACGAATTAGATAATTATTTCTTCTATTATGGCAGATAAAGGTGAAAATATTTTAGTGGAATTTGATTATGATAACATTACCTTAATAGATCCAAATAAAATTATAGACAATGAAGGTAACGTTAGTGATAGGTTAGTTAAACATGAGAATCTTGTGTTCTACGCAAATCTTGAATGTAATGTGTTACCAAGAACTAAATTAGCGTTAGGATCAGCATTAAATGATTCAGTTAGAACTGTTTCCGTAGGTAAGATTAACTTCTTAAATCCGGGGAGTAAAACTTTTTTAGACAATAAATATACGGACGAGATTACGGGTAAAGGATCCGTACAAGGTCAAGGTGTAAACCAACCTAAATTAACTGCGGTTCAAAACCCAAACAAATCTGATGATTTTTATCTTACTCAGAGTACGTACTCAAACGGTACTCCTGGTGCGGTTGATAATGGTTTATTGGGGATAACTGATATACAGGTTGCAATTGACACAAGTTTTCTACCAACTGTAACAGTTAACTTAGTTGATATAAAAGGAAGAGCGTTATTTGAGGGTGGTAATAACTCACCTTATTCTGCTTTCTTCCAATTACCATATCCATTGTTTAATTTAACATTAAAAGGTTATTACGGAAAGGCGGTTAGATTACCATTAATGTTACAATCGTTTACGTCTAACTTTGACAATATAACGGGTAACTTTAAGATTACATTAAAGTTTTTTGGATACAAATATACGGTAATGTCTTATGTGAATTGGGGAGCTATGATGGCGGTACCTCATATGTATAATAATTTTGTGTCAACCACTCAAGCAAGTACAAACACACCTGCGGGGTCTAACCTTGATAAGATGTCGGCAAAACAAGTTAGTAGGGGATATCAGAAGATGAAAGAATTGTATTCTGAATATAAGGCAAAAGGGTTAATTGAAGACGATTTTCCTGAAATTACAATCACACAATTAAAAGCTCGTTTAGATAGATTCATTAAAAATATATTAGAAAAATTCACCAAAGAGAATTTGGGGGTAATAACAGAGTTAGACAACTTTCAAACTCAGTTAACTGAATTCCAAAAGAGAGTATTTTTTTATGGTGATTCTTGGTTTGAAACATATATGGATAAAACAAATTCATATAGTTTAAAAGATACTAAAGAAGTTGTATACACATATAAGAAAGAATATTCGGATCTTAATAAACAAGCTGAGGCCGAAACTAAATTGGCTGGTATTTTTACTGAATATAAAAAATTATTTGAAAGTAATAGTGTTGCGGGTAAAAATGGTAGTTATACCGTTGGAGGTAAAACAACAAAAAGTGAAGTACCTGTTAACGCTACCGTTGAAAAATGTTATGCAAAAATCAACCCACTTACGGATATTGATTTTGCAAAAACATTTGAAGAAAGAAACGGTAAACCTGCAAAGACACAAACTGAATTAGATACGTTCACCGCAACTAACGCAATTGTTCCGGGAACTAAGTTCTTTGTATTTGAAGGTACTGAACATTTTATTGACATAACAGAAAAAGCAGCAAAAGACTCATCAACACTTAGACGAGAAATCGAAGAGAAAATATCTGAAAATCTTAATGAACAATTAAGTAATAAAGAAACGGGTGTTGGGTTTAAACCATCGATAAGAAATATACTGGCGGTTTTCTTCGCTCAGGGTGAAGCGTTTGTTCGTTTAATGGATGATGTACATTCTAAATCTTGGGATTTAAGGGAAAATAAATATAGACGACAAGCAATTTTCGGAAGTAATAGTAGTGCACCAAGTGTTGATGTTAAATCATCAACTCAAAATAATGAACCAATTTATCCTTGGCCTCAAGTTATTAGAGAAACTTTGGGGGATGATAAACAAGAAAAATTTGAAATTGTTTATCCTGGGGATAAATCTATCTCAACAATGACAAAGGCGTATATTCCTGAAATATGGCCTGAGGTTGAATTTGTGGAAGAGTTTATTAAAGGGTATACTGAAAGGGAACCTAAGAATCCTGATTATGGTGACGAATCAAATGTTGTTACAAAACCAAACAGATTAAGTTTAAACGCACTTGATTTTCCTGTAACAAATGAAGTATTCCAAAATAAAGAGGAGATTAAATTTTTCTATGAGATATATGAAAGAATTATGGTTAATACCTATTATTCTAAATTAAACAGACAATCAGGATATGATTCTAGTATCTTTATGGTTGAGGCTGAAGATGAAAAAATTAACATATTAAAAAGTTTGGGTAATGATAATCCATTCTTAACTCAAAAATTAAAACAATATTTAATTGATCAAAATAATTTCTTAACATTTTTAAGACACATTTCAAACCAAGGTGAGGGAGAAAGTTGGCAAAAATTTATAAGAGGTGAATTTACGGTTAATTATCTTAAGAATAAAACAAATGTTCCATTTGAATTATTTAATCAAGAGATATTAACAAATGAAAGATCTCAACCAAATGTTTCATTAACGGATGAAACAAAAATTATTGATTATATTGGGAACCAAACATCAAATAATGAATTTGATTTTTCGGATATGTATCCTATCACTAATTTAAATTGGTGTAATACACATCTTGCGGATGGTAAGGCAATACAAAATGTTAATTTGGCGTATAACACTAAAGATGTGTTATCATACAATACAACACATAAAACAATTTGTAATTTTAATAACGACGACACTAACGAAAAGAAAAGGCCTATAACAAACTTTAATTATAAAGCGGACGTATTTGCTCAAAATATTGATACTTCTAATTTCAAAACATTTTATAATAATAGAAAAATTGAGGAGCAATTCACAACTGAAGGAAATTTAAATTACTCTAATTATGATGGATTTGTAACTGATACACAGACAACTTCAATTTTAAATACACCATACTTTATTAATGCAATTCAGAATGGTGTTTATAATTTTAGATATAAACCAAATGATTTATCATCTTACAAACAAGCGGCGTATCTATTCTTGAATAGTTTACCATTAGCGAGTCTTAGAGAAAAATATAGGTCGTATAATGAACCTAATGATTTAAGTTACATCTTATCTACCATTAAAAAATTCGGTGCGGTACACAAATTACCATACGCTTGGATTGTTAAATATGGTTCAATATGGCATAGATATAAAACTTGGAATGAAACAGGTGTTGATATAATAGATGAGGTTTGGAAAGATTTTGATTACTTAGGTAATTACGATCCTGTTACTTCTGCATCAACAAAAGTTTATAGTTTAAACATTGAAGGGTTTCAAAATAATATTGTTTTAGAGAACACCGTATCGAATACTCCAAATTTAGTTACATATAACTCAACAAGTATTAACACAGGGTTTTTCCCTAAGTTATATGATGATATGAATGTATTCCTACAAGGTTTACAATTATTTTCGGGGGTTACACAATTAAATGGTACTTGTAGTATTGTTGGAACAACTTTAGATGTTTATACCATAAATGATAATAACTTGGCTCCTGGCCAGGTACTTGCGGGGCCTAACGTTGATGTGAATACAACTATTGTGTCTCAAGTAAATGGTACAACAGGTGGGGTTGGTAAATACGTTGTTGATATTACACAAAATGTTTCAATATTAAATGGTACTTGTAATATTACAGGAACAACAATGGACGTTTTAACGTTTAGTGGTGGTACATTATCTTCAGGGCAAATTATTACAGGGCCAACAATTCTTCTCGGAACTAAAATTGTTAGTCAAGTGAGTGGTACAACGGGAGGTGTTGGTAGATACCTTGTTGATATATCACAAACACTTACTGGTGAGAACTTTACTGTGGTTACACCAAATACATTTTATGTAACTAATTCCACAACGGGCGGATATTCCCAAACTGAGATACAAGCATTAATTAATAGTGGTAAAATGGTTATGACCACAAATTCATTAGGTAAAATTATTGAAACTAATGGTTTTGACCCTAACGACAATAATAGGTCATTAAAGGTAACTCCTTGGTCAACTATTGTTAAAACTACCGAAGGTGAAAAATATTATGTAATGCCTTCATTTGGTTATACTAAAAATCAGGCAAAAGATGAATGTTTTAAGAATGACAAACTTAAGGTTGAGTTGTCAAGTAATCCTTCCGTATTTAATGGATCTGTAAGATTATTTTGGGGAGCACCTAATTATGGATATTTTGATAATACAAAAATATCAAAACCAAATCCTGATTCATATTTAAAACAAATCCTTAACGATAAAAAAACACAACAAAACTTCTCATTAAATGGGGATAATACGAAATACGATAAGATATCAGAAATGTTTACAACATTCGATACCGAGGTATTAGATTATTTTGAGCAAGAGTTTTTAAACTTTAGTAGATCAATTTATGATTATAAAACATTGGTTCCAAGTGATAAAGATGTTGAAACTGAATCTGAAAGATCATATAAGAATTTCCAATTATTGATGAGAGAATTATTAGTTGTTGAAAAACCAACAACCCTTAATTCTGAGGGGATGATTAATTCTGTTATTGAAAAACAAAAAACAACCCTTCAAGGTATACTAACTAATTTCTTAGAATACAATGTTGTTTTAAAGATGGGTAATCCATCGATGTTTGATAGAAGATCATTCTTAACATTCTCCACTAAATTTTTAATTGACCCTATATCTTATCAAGGTTATAACCAAGGAACAACAGGTAGTTTACCGTCAAATGGTGGGACGATTACATTGGCTCAATCTAAAACCGCAAATCCTGAAACATGGAAAGCGTTAGAGAAGTATGTTGGATTTTCTGAGATACCTGAATTAGTATATTCGGATAACGGATCGTACATTACGGACTTCTTTATTGATCTTAATGTGCAATTTACCGAAAAAAATATCCAAGATTTCGCACCATTAATTATGTTATATGCAACACAGAAACTTAATAATTTCTCGGTACCGACAAATAATGTCGTTATACCAAATCCTGTACCTACACCTGTACCAAACCCTCAGACACCTGGTGATTTATTGACAATTACAACACTTAAAGATACTAAAACAATTTCGGTCTATAAATTTGGACCACAAAAATATTGTGTTTATAAAGACACTAATGGAACAATCTTATTTACAGGGCAACCTGCAAGTTCGTCCCTATACCCAATTAATACCCCGTTAATAAATGAAATAATAATTAGTCAATATGGAAATTTAGCGACAAGTCCAAATGACAATCAATTCATTATAAGTACGGTAAATAATACCACATCACAAGTTACAACAACTACAACTACTTACCCAATAGTACAAAATTTAGGAAATAGTGTGGATGGGGTTAAGTTTTATGGTCTTATGGATGAGTACCTTGATAAATCTGAAACTTACCTTAAAAATGTTATTTCTAATTTAATGACAGGTGTGAGAGCTGGATTACCAAATGTAACAATTGAAGGAGAAAAGGGCACTAAATCACAACTTGAAGGGGAACAAACAAGAGTTGAGATGTGGGAGACCTTTAAGGCATTCAATGATACATGGATTGCTGGTGGAGACTTTAAATCAAAAACAATGTTTGAAGATGTTCTATTATTTGATAGGGCAAGTAGGGATGTTGGACAAAAGGTTTATGTTGATATATTCAAAATTAAAGATTTAATTGAAGGTTCATTATATAAGAATAATATGTTGGATATTATCTCAACAATATTAACACAGAATAATTTCACTTATTTCCCATTACCTGCTTACGCTAATTTCTACAATGCCCAAGACGCTGAGAAAAATCCTGTACCAAGAAGTGAAGGATCAACTGAGTTCGCAAATTCATTTTGGGGTACGTTCTTAAATGTGGATTACAGAAACACATCACCTAAGTTTTTATGTTATTACGCAAACAAACCTAGTCAATATGTGGATATGAAAGACAATGTTGATTATAGGTTTAGGGATGACGCATTTGATCTTAGAAGAGCAAGTGATAATCCATTGGTAGAGAATCAATCAAACAAAAAGAATTGGGATAAATCAAATAAGGTCGTTGGATTCAATATAGACATTAGTAATCAAAATCAACAAATCTTTAAAAACTTTAGTGTTGGTCAAGATGTTGGAAAACCCACTGCGGAATCTTTGGAAATGTTAAATCAAATGGCAAACCAAAGTAGAAACAGAAGTACTGGGTCACAAAACGTATCTTTATATAACCTATATCGAAACAGAAGTTATGAATGTTCTGTGGATATGTTAGGTAATGCCCTAATACAACCGATGATGTATTTTAATGTAAGAAACATACCTATGTTCTCAGGTCCATATATGATTACATCGGTAACACATCAAATTAGTAAAGGTGAATTTAGTACAACATTTAAAGGTTCAAGACAACCTTTTTATAGTTTACCTAAAATTGATAATTTTATTCAATCGTTAAGTTTAAATATAATTTCTAAATTACAAGAGGAAGTAAAGGCGAATGAGGAGAAAATTAAATCGTCGAGTGAAAACGTAATATTCCAAAAAAACAATGTGATATCAAATGTTACGGGGACCGATACAATAACCAAAAATCAAGATTGTTCTGATAAAATTATATCAACATATGTTGGATATACACCATTAGATAGTCCAACTGTAACACAAATATCATATAAGGACTTTAGAAAATTACTTGATGATAGGATTGTTGCAAATGGAATTGCAAAAGAAACTACAAGTAATGGGGTAACAAAACTTACGGATAATTTTATAAATTTATCCGCTTATTTATTTTCATTTATATATTTGGATTCGTCATCATCGAGTGGAATGAAAGCGTATGAGAATAATTATAGTACAATTAATTTAACTGAAACTTATGGTGGATCTCAATTTGCATCATCAGTTAATAAAAAATATTATTGTTTATCTAGAGGAACAAATTTGAATATACCAATAGTTTCTTTCATCTCTAATGAAAAATTTGTTGACTTTGCAATCTCTAAATTTAAGGATAGATTGTCGTTAATTGACACAAATGTTCTTCCGGAAGTAGATATAGTTAAGTTGTATGTAACTAAGTATCCTAACGTACAATCTGATAATGTTTATACCGAAATGACTGAACAAGATAAGAATACACTACAGAATAAAGCAAAACAGGCAATAAATTTATATAAATCATTAAATTAATTTTATTGAATAACCAGATATTTATAAATAAAACTATTATGAACACAAAATTAATATTAGACAATTACTTGGGTAAAAACACAAGAGTGTCAGAGAAAGATAAGGGTAATGGTTACAAAGAAGTTTGTGACTTAGATACTGGAGATTGTTATACACTTAGAATAAAAGACGGATTGATCGAAAGAGTTGATAATACAATGAACACGTTCAAAAAAATCCAAGTTGAAACTAAATCGGGAATTAAACAATTATTAAACGGATAATCATGGCAATAGATCAAAAAATTTTAAACGAAATAAGTAGATTTAATTCTATTAACAAATACATAACGGAACAAGCGGACCCCACTTTGGATCCTGCTTTGGCACCACCCGCAGATCCTGCTTTGGATCCTGCTTTGGCACCACCTGCAGATCCTGCGGCAGCGGCACCTGCTGATCCTAACGCAGTTGTACCAACACCACCGGCCGCACCTATAGATATTGCGAATGATCCTGATGTTGAAGAACTTGGTGATGAAGGTGAAGAAGAAAGTGACAAAGAAGAATTGGATGTTACTGATTTAGTTGCATCTCAAAAAAATATGGAACAAAAACAAGAAGAATATTTTGATAACTTGTTTGCCCAATTAAAAACTCTTGAGGAAAAATTAGGTGAGATGGATGGTTTGGTGACAACCATAAATAACTTAGAGGCTAAGTTTGATAAGTTTAGACCTAAAACACCACAAGAAAAATTAGAATTGAGAAGTTTAGATTCAGGACCATTTAATCAAAAATTATCAGATTTCTTTGATGATAAAGAAGATGATATGGAAAAATCAGGTAAAAATGAATATGTTTTAACAACTGATGATGCTACTAACTACTCCACAAATGATATTGAAACATCATTTAATAATTACGACGACGAAGACACAAATATGATGTAACACTTTTGAGAGGGACATCAGTGTCTCTCTCAAAATTTTTTTAAATACCTTATTGACTACCCTACTTATTATAACTATATTTTCTACGTAAACCTTTAATTAATATATACACAATGGCGACAAACAATGTTTTAGATGCGGTTTTGGCTCAGTATGAGAGTTCAAAACAAAGTGGTTCTTCTTCCACTTCAAAATTCACACAAGAAGAAAGAATGAAAAAGTATTTCGCAGCAATCCTTAAGGATAACGAAAAACAAGGTCAACGAACAATCCGTATTTTACCTACAACTGATGGATCATCTCCTTTTAAAGAGGTTTGGTTCCACGAAATCAATGTTGATGGAAAATGGCAGAAATTCTACGATCCAGGAAAAAATGACAACGAACGTTCACCTTTGAATGAGGTATACGATGAGTTAATGTCAACAGGTCGTGAATCCGACAAACAATTGGCAACACAGTATAAAGCTCGTAAGTTTTATATCGTTAAGGTTGTTGATCGTGATAACGAGAGTGATGGTGTTAAATTTTGGAGATTTAAACACAATTACAAACAAGAAGGAATCCTTGATAAAATCATTCCGATTTGGAAAGCAAAAGGTGATGTAACTGACTCTGATAAAGGTCGTGATTTAATCCTTGAACTTACAAAGGCAAAAACTCCAAAAGGAGCAACATATACAGTTATTCAAACTGTAATGTATGACGATCCATCACCAACACATGAAGACGCTGAACAAGCATCTACTTGGATCAACGATGAGTTGACTTGGGAGGACGTTTATTCTAAAAAACCTGTCGAATATCTTGAATCGATTGCAAGAGGTGAAACTCCACGTTGGGACACTGACGCAGGAAAATACATCTACTCAAATAGTCATGAAGAAGAGATTTCTATGGGTGGTAGTTCAAAACCTGAAAGTAAAATGGTTGATCCACAAACTGATTCTCAGGTAGACGAAGAATTACCTTTCTAATTAAACTTTAACATAGACACTTGGTATGACTGAGTGTCTATGTTTTTTAAAATCAAAAAAAATGAGTAAAATAGCAGAAAAAATGTATGAGGCATTGTCCTTAAAATATCGTAGCGAAATCGCCGAAGCGGAAGCAACATTATTAGTTTATTTAACTTCACCTGTTGGTATTGGAGAACATCCACAACACCTTGAAGAAATGGATAAGTTAGTTGAAAAATTTGCAAATGCTCAAGATAAACTTGAGTCATTAGAAAAAATTCGTAAGTATAATTCAGTAATTACACAATAACATGGCGATAAGAAAAAGAGAGATATCTTTGGAGACAATCAAAGGTAAGTACTCGACAAAAACAAAATACAAACCAGAAAGTTTTTATAATCTTGGAGAGGCTTTTTTAGCGTCATCTGGATTGCCGGGACCTATTATGGGTGGTATTAATATGTTTTTGGGACATTCAAATACCTCAAAAACAACGGCAATGATCCTTGCAGCCGCTGACGCTCAGAAAAAAGGTCACTTACCTATTCTTATTATTACTGAGAAAAAGTGGTCTTGGGAACACGCAATTGAATTAGGGTTACAAGCCGAAAAAAATGAAGATGGTGAGTATGATGGTATGTTTATCTTTAACGATTCATTTGATGTGATTGAACAAGCAACGGAATTCATCAATGATATCCTTGACGCACAAGAAAAAGGTGACATCCCTTATAGTTTATTATTTTTATGGGATAGTATTGGTAGTATTCCTTGTCAAATGACTTTTGATGGTAAAGGTGGTGGAATGCACAACGCAAAAGTATTGGCCGATAAAATCGGTATGGGGATTCATTCAAGGATTTCAAAATCTAAAAAAGAAGATTACCCTTATTACAACACTTTAGTGATCTTAAATCAACCTTGGGTGTTACTTCCTGATAATCCATTTGGACAACCTGAAATCAAGGCTAAAGGTGGTGAGGCAATATGGTTGGCATCATCATTAGTATTCTTATTCGGTAATCAAAAGAAGGCTGGTATTAGTCACATTGATGCGACTAAGAATGGTAGAAAAGTATCGTTTGCAATTAGAACAAAGATTTCCATATTAAAGAATCACGTTAATGGTCTTGGATATAAGGATGGTAAGATCATTGCAGTACCACAAGGGTATATTACAGATACGAAAGAATCGTTGGATAACTATAAGAAAGAATATTCAGATTATTGGGAAACAAAATTAGGGTATTCAGATTATTCCTTGGCCGAATCTGATGATGATGACTCTGACGAGTAAAAAGTATTTACAAACGACTTAAAAAAATTAAATGACCAAAACACTTATTGTTGATGGTAACAACTTATTAAAAATTGGATTTCACGGAGTTAAGGATTTCTATAATAATGGGGAACACATTGGTGGGACTTGGCATTTTCTTAACACAATCCGTAAATTTTTAGAAGAAACTAACTTTAACAAAGTTATGGTCTTTTGGGATAGTGATACAAATTCATCTCAAAGAAAACAACTATACCCTAAATATAAAATGAATCGAAAGTCTTCTCCTGATAATGAGGAGAAGACAGATTCATTTAACAAACAAAAAACAAGAGTTAAACAATATCTTGAGGAGATGTTTATAAGACAATTAGAGGTTGAAAATTCAGAAGCCGATGATCTTATCGCATATTATTGTCAAATCTCTTTAGATGAAGAGAAAACGATATTCTCAAGTGATAAAGACTTAACTCAATTAATTTCAGAAAAGGTATCAATCTATTCTCCACAAGCAAAACAATATTTTAAGTTTGGAGATAAAATTAAATTTAAAGATTGTTCAATTCCTCACTACAATGTAATGACATTTAAGATCCTTGCTGGTGACACTTCGGACAACATTGATGGAATAAGTTTAATGGGAGAAAAAACTTTAATTAAATTTTTTCCTGAAATACTTGATTCGATGATATCTTTAACCGATATTTTAACAAAAGGTGAACTACTATTAAAAGAACAACAAAAAAATGTTGTTTTAGGAAACTTACTCAGTGGTAAAACCAAAGAAGGTATTATGGGTAACGATTTTTTTAAAATCAATAAAATACTCGTAGATTTGTCAGAACCTTTAATTGATGAGGAGGGGAAGGAAATGGTTAAGGAATATTACTCTGAATCGATGGATCCCGATGGGAGAGGACATAGAAACTTAATAAGAATGATGATGGACGACGGATTCTTCAAGTACCTACCAAAAGGAGATGATGCTTGGGTTAATTTTTTGAAACCATTTTTAAAATTATCAAGAAAAGAAAAAACAAAGTTTAGAAACAAAAAGTAAAAAAGAAAAACAAAACAAGATGAGAGATCAAGATGTAACAAAAGTTGAATTCCTATTAATGTGTAATGATAACATTGTAGTACAACGTTTTTTTAATGTTAAAGGATTTAACAAAAATGCCCACAAATCTGAGGATTTTTACGACCATATAGATTCTTTATGTCGTGAATTACAATACGATTTAAAAATGCGTTCAGTGGTCTATATGTTAGACAACAAATATGAGATTTCTGAGAATCCAGAGGTTTTAAACACGTCAATTACTGACGGAGATGAGAATTTTAACCTTTATATTAAGGTTGGGGACCTGACAATTTGTCAGAGAAGGTTTGACGCTAAAGTCTACCCGCCAAAGGTAAGATACACCGTAGACCTACGCCCAAAGTTAAAAGGTATACTAAACGGCCTGACTGACATTTTTTCAGGTAATAATTTTAATTATTTTTACCCTGAATTTATCCAAAAGTAATAGTATTTATCTTTACTAACAGAAGGAAAATTATGGCGACAAACAAAAACTTTGAGTATCTAGGGAACACATTCCAATTACAATTACTTAATCAAATTATCTTAGATAAGGAATTTTCACATTCAATTATCGATGTGATTGAAAACAATTATTTTGAAAACAAGTACTTCAAAATAATTATCCAAATGATTAGAGAGTATTATACAAAATACGATCATACACCATCATTTGAGACATTAGAACAGATTACTAAATCTGAATTACAACAAGAGATTGCATCCAAAATAGTATTGGACACAATCAAGAAAATAAAAGACGCACCTATCGATGGCGTAGGCTTCGTACAGGAAAAGGCGTTAAAGTTCTGTAAACAACAAGAACTACAAAAGGTTATGACTAAGGCTCAAAAAATCATCGATGGTGGTGAATTTGAGAACTACGATACCCTTGAAGAATTAGTTAGAGGAGCTTTACAAGTGGGGGCCAAAGACACGAGTTCAATGGATGTCTTCTCTAACATTGATCAAGTCCTTGATGACGATTACAGACACCCAATTCCAATGGGAATACCTGGTATTGATAGACTACTTAAAGGTGGTTTGGCTAAAGGTGAGATTGGAGTTATTTTGGCACCAACAGGTGTGGGTAAGTCAACTATCTTAACTAAGATTGCGAACCACGCATTTAACTTAGGAAACAACGTACTTCAGATCTTTTTTGAGGATAACCCTAAGGTAATCCAAAGAAAACATTACACACTTTGGACTAAGATACATCCTGACGAATTGTCTGAAAAAAGAGATGAGGTTATTCAAACAGTTAAGAATATTGAGGAATCTATGTCTAACAAATTAATCATGAATAAATTACCGTCTGATACGGTAACTATGTCACAGATTAAGAATCAGATTAGAAAGATGGTAGCGGATGGAACTAAGATTGATATGGTATTACTTGATTACATTGACTGTGTTGTTCCTGATAAGAATTTAGGTGATGAATGGAAGAGTGAAGGGTCTGTAATGAGAGCATTCGAGGCAATGTGTCACGAAATGGATTTAGTTGGATGGACCGCAACTCAAGGTAATAGAAGTTCTATTTCTTCTGAGGTTGTAACAACTGATCAAATGGGTGGGTCAATTAAAAAGGCGCAAGTTGGTCACGTTATTATTACGGTGGCAAAAACACTTCAACAAAAAGAAATGAAATTGGCAACAATAGCGATTACAAAATCAAGGGTTGGTGATGACGGAGTTGTATTTGAGAATTGTAAATTTGATAATGCAATGTTAGACATTGACACCGAGAGTTCTATGACTTTCTTAGGTATTGAAGAACAGAAAGAAGAAAGACAACGATTGAGAGTCAAAGAGTTGTTAGAAAAAAGACAACAAAGACAAAAAGACGAAACAAAAAATAATTAATTTTTAAAGAAAGATGGAAAAAATATTAGTAGAAAACCCTAATAGGTTTGTTATATTCCCAATAGAACACAATGACATATGGGAATACTACAAAATGCACCAAGCGGCATTTTGGACGGCAGAAGAAGTGGATTTGACGAATGATATTCGTGATTGGGAAAAATTAACAGATAATGAAAAGTTCTTCGTAAAGAATGTATTGTCATTTTTTGCGGCTTCTGATGGAATCGTAAATGAAAATTTGGCAGAAAACTTCTATCGTGAAGTACAATACCCTGAGGCTAAGTTTTTCTACGGATTTCAATTGGCAATGGAGAACATTCACTCATTAATGTATTCATTGTTAATTGATACGTACATTAGTGATCCAAAAGAAAAAGATGAGTGTTTTAATGCGATTGAGAACCTACCAGCGGTTAAGAAAAAAGCGACATGGGCACTTAATTGGATTGACAATGCATCTTTCCAAGAAAGATTAATTGCATTCGCAGCGGTTGAAGGTATATTCTTTTCAGGATCTTTCTGTTCGATATTTTGGATGAAGTCAAGAGGAATAATGCAAGGGTTGTGTAACGCAAACTCACTTATCTTTAAAGATGAAAACTTACATTGTGATTTTGCAATTCACTTATTAAACAACCATTGTGAGGAAAAACCATCTGAAAAAAGAATTAAAGAAATTTTGTTATCGGCTTTAGAAATTGAAAAAGAATTCATTACCGAGTCATTACCTGTATCATTAATTGGGATGAACTCAAACTTAATGAAACAATATTTGGAGTTTGTTGTTGATGGTCTTTTACTTAAATTTGGATGTAGTAAAGAATTTAACGTTGAACAACCATTTAAGTTCATGGAACAAATTGCGGTTGAAACAAAAGGTAATTTCTTCGAGTCAAGAACAATGGAATACCAAAAAGCAAAATTGAATGAAACGATTACGTTTGAAGAAGATTTTTAAATATTAAAAAAATATGATGTCACTTAAAATATTAAAAAGAGATGGGGAAAATGTAACATTTAACCCACAAAAAATTTACAATAGAGTTAAAAGATCTGCAAAAGGTTTGAATGTTAATTCAGATGAGATCTTCATTAAAGTTATTACTTCGGTACCTACTGAAGGTGTTATAACAACAAAGGAATTAGATAAATTAATCTATGAGATTGCGGCTTCGTACACTGGAAGTCATCACGACTATTCAAGATTAGCGTCTTCAGTTGCGATTTCTTCGTACCATAAAGAAACAAATCCAAGTTTTTCTGAAACTATGAATTTGTTATTCAGTGATGGTATCATCAATGAAAAATTGGTTGAAACGATTAAAGAGTATGGTGAAGATTCTATTGATGAGGTAATTAACCATGAAAACGATTATAATTTCGATTATTTTGCTTGGAGATCATTACAGGAAATGTACCTATTAAAAAGACCTAATGGTGTTGTAGTTGAAAGACCACAACATATGTACATGAGAGTCGCATTATGGGTTACGGATAACTTTGTTGATGCGGTTGAATACTACAAATCATTATCTAATCAACTTATTTCTAAGGCAACACCAATTATGATTAATGCTGGTACAAAGGTGCCTCAATTAGCGTCTTGTGTGTTACATTACAATAATTCAGATTCAAGAAATGGGTTGTTAAATACATTAACGGATATATCAACTTATTCTTCAGATGCTGCGGGTATTGGATTATCAATGTCTAACATTAGAAGTAAAGAAAGTAGAATCTCAACTTCAGGTGGATATGCGGGTGGTTTGTTGAAATACCTTAAAATAGTAAATGAGTCATTAAGATTCTTTAATCAACAAGGTCGTAGACCAGGATCTGCGGCGATCTATCTTGAACCTTGGCATAAAGATATCTTTGATTTATTGGATATTAAGAAGAACACAGGTGCGGAAGAACTAAGAGCTCGTGATTTATTTACGGCACTTTGGATTCCTGATAATTTCATGAGAGCGGTGAAAGATAATACTGAATGGTATTTATTCTGTCCTAACGATATTATCACTGCAGGTATTAAACCATTACAAGAATCTTTTGGTGATGAGTATGAAGAAAATTACAACAAGGCAGTTTCTTTAGGTTTAGGTAAAAAAGTTAAGGCACAAGACATTTGGTCTAAAATTATCGAATCACAAGTTGAAACGGGTATTCCTTACTTATGTTCTAAGGATAGTGCGAACAGAAAGACTAACCACCAAAACATTGGGGTGATTAAACAATCTAACCTTTGTAATGAGATTTACCAATACACAGATGAGGAAACTACTGCAATATGTACATTATCTTCAATTGTTCTTAAAAACTTCATTACGAATGGTAAATTTGATTTCCAATTATTGTTTAGTGAAGTAAGAAAAGTAGTTAGAACTTTAAATAAAGTTGTAAATATTAATAATTACTCAACACAAAAAGGATTGAAAGGTGGTTTAGAACAACGTGCAATTGCTATCGGAACACAAGGTTTGGCTGACGTATTCTACTTACTTGACTTAATCTTTACTGATGAAGAGGCAAAGATCTTGAACAAACAAATCTTTGAAACCATTTATTATGGGGCTATCTACGAAAGTAATGAGTTATGTAAAAACGGTAAACACGAACCATACAAACACTTCAAGGGGTCACCTATGTCTAAAGGTATTTTCCAATTTGATATGTGGGATTTGAATGAAAATGATTTGTCAGGATATTGGGATTGGAATAAATTAAAAGAAGATGTAAAAGAGTATGGAGTATGTAACTCATTATTCACGGCACAAATGCCTGTTGCATCTTCGGCTAAAATTACAGGATCATTTGAAATGACTGAACCGGCTCACTCGGCATTATTTAACAGAAGAGTTGTTGGGGGTGAGATCATGATTGTGAACAAATACTTAATTGCTGACTTTGAGAAAATTGGTATATGGTCTGAAGATTTAAAGAATGAAATTATTATGAATGAAGGTTCAATCCAAAACATTAATTTCAATAACTACTTAGATCCTGAGGACAAACATTATAATAAGAAAGTTAAAAGAATTGAGCATTTAATCCCTAAGTATAAAACTATTTGGGAGATTTCACAAAAAGAACTTATCAACATGGCGGCAGACAGAGCACCATTTATTGATCAATCACAATCAATGAATATCTATATGTCAAATCCAACATTGTCAAAGATTACCTCATCACACTTCCACTCTTGGGAGAAAGGATTGAAGACACTTTGTTACTACGTTAGAACGAAGGCGATTTCAACAGGAGCAAAACACTTGGCGTTGGATATGACAAAGAGAGAACCAATTAAAAAAGTTGAAATACCAAAAGTAGACTTTTCTAAAATGGATTTACCACAAAAACCTGATAGTTCAGAGTTTGAATGTTTCGGATGTTCATCTTAGGATGAATCGTGTATCACGATAGGGAATCACGGCTTAGGTCGTGATTTTTTATTTTATATGTATTTATTCAAAACACATAGATACTATATTTATTAGATATGGCAAATGGAATAACATACGGAATAAATTTTCCTTTTAGAGAATCTTACGTTGGTAAATATTTAGATATTTCTGATACAACTGAAGAGGAAGTAAGAAGTAATTTAATTCATTTATTGTTAACTAGAAAAGGGTATAGATATTATCTTCCTGATTTTGGGACAAGGTTATATGAGTATATTTTTGAACCTCTTGATGGACCCACATTTAGTGAAATTGAGGGTGAAATTAGAGATTCTGTTGAAAAATATATGCCGGGGGTATTAATAACGAATATTTCTATAACTGACGCTTCTTTAGGTGAAGAAGATAAAGGTACATTTATTAATCCTGATGGAGAGAGGGAATTTAAAGTACAAGGTATAAGTGAAAAAGAACATACCGCAAAAATTAAAATAGACTATAAGGTCACAAATCAAGCCTTTGAAAGTAGTGATTTTGTTATTATCAATATTTAATAGTATATGGCTGAGAAAAAAATATCCTACACAACCAGAGATTTTCAGGGAATAAGAACTGAGTTAATTAACTTTA